CACGGTGTTGTTGTCTTCTAATGCTTCGTGTATTCTATTTAATGCGTCTACTATTGCATTGTTACTATCTTCTGGTAATACCATTTCTACTCCTTTGTTATATTTCTACCTATAATATAACACCCCCAATCATAAACTTCAACCATTACTTACCATTACATGTGTATAACTTTTGAAGCGTAGCTGCAGGTGAAGGATGCGCAGCGGGCCTGGGCTTCAGGATCTCGAATCCGCGGAAAACTAGGAAAAACATAAAGGAGTTTGGGAGTTTCGCGCACCAGGCGCCGGGCGCCCAGCTCCTGGACTTATCCACAGGTTATCCACAGAAGAATATTACATAAAGGGAGTTTCGGAGTTTAAAAGCTTGACAAAGTCTAGGTCCTCGAGCCGTCCTTCGTACAACCCGGGTACTTGAAACACGTTCTTTTCGCCGAGGTCCTTGGTTTTGCAGCCATGAAACAATTTGACCTCGCCACTAGGAGGCAGGTAAACAAGGATGTAAGCTTGTGCACCAGCTGTGGCATGACGCATATTCCACGCAATTTGGAAGGGAGATAGTACCACTTTATTACTACTATTTACGACCTTCAACTCTAATGTAAAGAATCCTACAGCTTTATGATAAACCAAACAATCTGGGAATCCTGGTGTAACGTAGCTTTCTAGTCTTGATGAGATATAATTACCACCGTCTAAGTACTTCTTTAAACTCTTCCAAAAATTTGTTTCCGTTTTTACGGTCATACTTTTTCTTGTTCTTTAATATCCTCTGACGATACTGGGGTGATATCAATTGGCTCGCTATTGGATCTCTCTTCGACCGAGATGATAGTTTGATTATTCTCTTTTTTAATTTTTCCATCTAATCCAAGTTCCTTTAGTTTAGCTAAAACTTCTTCTCTAGACATAGAGTCAATACTACCAGTTCTGATCTCTTTTCTATCGATGTACAATCCTGCAGCCTGCCCACGCAACCGCTCAGCATTAACGGCAGCACTATAAGACTTCTCACTAAGAGCTTTTTCACGTAGTCTAGCCAACTCTTGCACATGTTTATTTAACTTAACCTCATGTGTTTTTTCAATTTCAGCTCTGCGTGCAATAACAGCTTCAACGACTTTTGGAAAGCGTTTACCATTTAACAATTCTGATGCTGTTGTATTTGCTCGATCCTCTTTGTATCCTGCCTGTCTTGCACATTCAGTTGGTGTTAATCTACCTTCGTTCTCTGTGTATATCTGCACAAATATACGTTGTTTATCTGTCAATCCATCATCTCTGATTGGATACTTTTTTGCCATATTTGTGGCACCACTTGTGGCACCTCTTATTCTACTATCTACCATGGATAACTCCTTGATATATGCGTATTTTTACTCATTTTATTTTCTAAAAACCAAAAAAGTGCCTTGCGTCGTCTAGAGTAGTGACACATAGGTGACACAACATAAGTCATTGATTTATATACCTTAATCATCAATTGTGTCACTGTGGCACCACTTTTGATCCCGGTAACAAAAATAAAAAAACTTTTTAGCAAATATACCACTATAGATGACACATTACAAAACATAAATTGACCTATTTCTGCCATTTCCTCTTCCTATCCATCCACGTTCTATCAATTGATGTACAAAACCATGTACATGTGACTTGGATTTAGATCCAATAAGCTGTTTTAATTCTTCATACGATGGTGCTACACCATTTTGATCTATAAATGCTTTGATTATATCAAATACTCGTTTTTGTTTGGGTGTTAACCCTTGTTTATCTTTTTTCTTCAAGTCCTTTGGCATCTGGGTTACTCCAATAATCTTTTCTTACTTCATTTAACATTTCTGCTTCTCCCCACTCATCTATTGCTTCTTTTGTTATAGAGGCTTCTAAAGTCTTCTGTATTTCTTTCTCTTCCTCTGTTAACTCTATTCTTTTTGGTCCTTTCTTACGCACATATGTATGCACTCTAGACCATGTAATAGTATATTTTGAAGCTTTTGGCCTTGTATATCCCCTCGTGGGATCTAGTGATGGAAAACTTGGGTCTGGATCTGTATCAAAATTATCCTGTATATATTCTAATACTTTATCATCATTGTCAAATTGTTTGACAACTTTCTCTATTATCTTTTTGTCCAACCATAAATTAATCTCGTACGTGTGCATGTGTTCCTTGTAAATATTCTATCTTTGTTACCCATCCTTTTGGTATGGCAATAGCACCACCCCCATGGTTATCATCCCGGTCCACGCACCACGATCTCATAATCACTACCTTATGATTATTATTCACGACCATCCAGCCAGTCTCTTGGCACGTTGCAAGCGGTGCTGCTAATATGTCTTTTATATCAAGCCACCCTGTTTCCATATCACGTGCATCCAACCAGGTAATTGTGACGCGTGGTACATTATTTATATCCATTAGTTCCACTTCAAAGAAACGCGATCAAATCCCTCTTGAATGTGCCTATCATCAGCAAACTCTTCTTCTTTTTTCTGACGTAGTGGACGATCCTGTATAAACTGATCTACTATTTCAATAAACATTAATGTAGGAAAAGGAACATCATGCACCTTAACCTTTTGTTGTAATTCTTCCATCAAGCGTTCGAAAGACCACATTTCATCCTCTGCTCTTTTGCAGATTTTGTAAGTGTCTTTACTAGCCTCAATTAGCTCTTTTATCATATCATCTCTCCTTTAAAAACCTGGGTATTCGGGGCAATAATCACTATCAAATGATTCATAATAGCCAACAGCATCATTTGCTGCACGCATTTCTTCCTCATTATCATCAAACATTGCACCATAAAATGCGTCACGTGCACGTTTTAATTCTTGACTTCTTATAACTTCTTTTATTACTGGGCTCATAGTCCTAACACCCAAGCATATATATTATACGCTAGATAAAGCGCTATTGCTATTTTGATAGGTATCATCAAAAACATAAATAATTCCCACATCATATTCGCACCGCTATATATTCGTAATCAAAGTCTGCGTGTTTCTTTTGTACCAGTGTAACAACATTGTTATCATATGAACTATATACATACCTTTTCAATGCGCTAACTCGTCGCTCGTCTTGTGTAGGAGATAACCTTTGTAAATGTGGTGCCATAATGAAACCACGATAATACGTAAGCTTATCACCCGCCATGGATTGGTTTAACCAATCTTGATATTTTCTTATACTTAACATATCAACCATTCTTAACTCCATTTCTAAGTGTGAGTAGGGGGATTCTTTGACTACCCCCAACCTTTTCCCGACAAATCAACCTTTAAGAGTTAACTAGTACTTCAGTACCACCCCAGATTACCTCAGACACTCGTCCGTACTTCCTCTGATGTGTGCCTTACCACCTTGTTACGGTTGTTCAGCCATACTCAGTCAATGTTGCAACATCGACATTTAACTAATTATACCATATCAATGTGAACAAAACAAGCACAATATTTCGCAGAAAACAGCCAATATAAAAAATAGTTGTCAAGCAAAATATTATTCTTGACACCGTTACTTACCGTTACACTTTTTTCTTGCACATTATTAACACATAATGTACACATAAAGTTCTCAACTTCATTTCATCTCGGTGGACCTCAGGCACATTCGTTGCAAGGGGTCCCCAATTAAAGGACATGTTTAATAAGTACTGGCAAAAGTTTATAAAATGGTTATACTATCACCCTAACAAAACATATATGCGGGGTAAATAATGGGTATATTCGGGATAGCTAAACGTGGTTTTGGAATGCTTAAAAAATCGAAGAAGAAAGGTAGTGGTCCTGGTTTAAGTGATTTTTATTATAAGCCAACTAAAGATAGACCAACGATTTTAAGCGAATTTTATTACAAGAAAACTAAAGATAGACCAACTGTTTTAAGTAAATATTACAAGAAAAAAAATAAAAAGGGAGACTAACAATGGTATTTGGAATAGCAAAACGTGGGTTTGGAATGCTTAAGAAAAGCAAAAAACCTAAAATTAGTGAACAACTAAAAGTTTTTAAAAAAGCGTCAGAAAAAAATAAAGTAAAACAAATAAATAAAAAAACGATGCGAACTTTAGGTGAAATGGTAAACAAAATAAAAGAATCAGATAAAAGAATTACAAAACTCAGTGAAAATTTTATGAAAGAACCTTACAGTAAATCTAAGGTCAATAAATACTTAACAAAAGAATATAAAAAACAACAAAGAAAACCGTAATGGCGTTCCTGGTAGCAAATCTGCCTCCAGTAAAAGTCTTTGTTAAAAAACAATATTTATATGATCATCAAAAAGGCAAAGG